CCATGCTATCAAACACAATAATATAATTAATATACCTGTAAAATAATAGTTCATCCTACTAATCTCCATTATTTTTTTTAACCTCGTTTTCATAAGACATGTCTGTGCCATGATCTTTTCTTTTTTTATATGTTCTTTTACATTTGCACTCCTCACAAGTACAAAGACCGTATTCATCCGCGTGCAAATCTCCATCACAATGACAAGGATGAAAACATGTACCGCAAACCGACATGTCAGTTAATCCAACTTATTAACCAGTTCCAAATTTTTTTTATAGGTTCAACTATCCATTTTTTAATCATTTTTCTTTTCCTCAATTTCATAGAAGAACTTATCAGTATCTTCTGTTCTCCATTGACCAGAATCTTCTACATTCCATTCCGATGTTTGGACTTTCCAATCAGGAATATTATCTTTAACTGTAAAAGAAGGTAAATCCCAGATTAGTCTATTATTTGGTTGTGCTGCATAGTTGCCGTCGTCTAACGCAAGTATGTGAGCGCACTTATGTTCGTGCGGTATTTCCGAATGTTCGGTATCTAATATATTACTCTCTGGATGTGCAAAGTCAATGGTAAATAAATATTTACCATGATGCCATTTTTTATCTTTGCCTATGTATTTACCTGATGTTCCCTGGATTATATCCCAAGAACAAACAGCAGGGTAATAACTAAAACAATTCCAAAGCTGAAGTTCATCAAGTCTACGTTTAGGAACATCTTCCGGTCTAAATCCTCTCTGAATGAAGGCAGAAATCGGGAGACGATAAAAGATAGCGCCATTCTCCATAATCGCATGAAATAAAATAGCACTGCCTGCAATAGAGCTAATACCGAAAATAATACAATCTTCAACTTCTCCATGATGTTTTTTACAGTCATATAAATATTCTCTCCTTATTTGTGCATAAGTTGCTGGTATATTTGAATTTAAGTAAGCCATAATTAATCCTCATTTTATGTCTCCCCAGTTTGCACCTTTTTCAAAATCTACTTTATTAGGTATCTCTAGTTCAACTGCGGATTCCATAATCTCTTTTATACGTTTAGCTTTTATATCATCTTCTACAGATATATCTAGTTCATCGTGTACTTGTATGTGCGCAACAATGCCCTCCTTATATAATTCTAACATAGATTTTTTAGTCATATCTGCAGCGCTACCTTGAATTAATTTATTTAAAGCTTTGTAAGTATAAGCACGCTTGATGCCTGCTCCATATTCCTGGCGAGCTTGGTCAAACGGTAGGGCTTTGTGTATACCAAATTGATTAGGTTCCCATAGGTGAAACCTGCATAGTCTGCCAAGTAAAGTTCTTATTTGTCCACGTTGTTGTGCTCTGTTAGATACAGATCTTGTTAAACTTTTAACAAACGGAACTCTTTCGTGATAAATAGAAAATAATTCTTCAGCTTTATCTTTTGATACTCCGAGCTCTGCTTGTAGTTTAGCTTTACCCATACCATAAAACAAACCAAGATTAATTACTTTCGCTTGATCTCTTGGTATGTCTGCCATCTTTGCAACAATAGTATGAAAGTCAGCGTCATCTTGTAGATAAGAATCTTTAACGCCAAAGACACTTGTATCTTGATCAAGGGATGCATAATGAACTACAAGTCTTGGTTCTTGTTGACTGTAGTCAAAGCATCCCCACTCGCAACCAGACTCAGGTATAAAGAGGGATCTGATCAATGGACCTAAGTCTTTATTACGAGCAGGAATTTGTTGTAGGTTTGGATTACTATAAGAAAATCTACCCGTTACTGTTCCACCAGTATCTGATCTAATTTGATTTATATCTGCATGAATCCTACCATTGTGTTCGTGTTTAATAATTGTATCTATAAAAGTTGTGTGCGCCTTGTTAATCTCTCTTGCTTTTGATATACATTGTACTAAAGGATGCTCATGAGTAGAGAGAAAATTTTTAGTAAATGAAGGAGCCTGTGTTTTTGCCGTTCGTTCATAAGGTAAATTTAATTTGTCAAAAACTTTGGCAATCGATCTTGCTGCCCATATTTGAGTATCTACTCCTGTTTCTTTTTCTACTTGTTGCAGGAGTTTTTTTTCTTCTGATGCTAGCTGTTGCTTCATTGTATGAGCTTTTTGAACATCAACTCTCACACCAAGAAATCTCATATCAACTAAACAAGGAAAAAGATCTGTCTCAAGATCAAAAATAGATTGAAGATCTTGATCTATTATTTCTTTTTGCATGACTTTCCACAATGCTAATGTTAACTCTGCATCACGTTCAGCATAATTACCAACATACATTGATGGTAACTTCCACATGTCAGCTTTAGGATCAACTCCCCATTCTTTTGCAGCATTGTTTAATTCTGTTTCATTTTTACCTTGGCCACAATAATCCCAACCAAGAGATCCAAGATCATATCTAAATCTATTTTCATTTACTAAAGATGCTGCAATCATAGTATCAACAATTCTTCCATTAATTTGTATACCCATAGACCTAATCCAAGATACATCGTACATTGCGTTGTGAAATATTTTTGTAGATGTAGTCTTACAAATATCTGTAAACCATTGAATTACTTTGTTTTTTTCTAGGTTACCACCACCCTCGTGATCAAACGGAAAGTACCCTGCGTAACCTTCTGTTGCAATTGCAATACCTACAACTTTACCTTTACCAACCACAGAACCTGAGCCCATAGTTTTTAAATCTGGATCATGTGTTTCTAAATCAATTGCAATCTCATCACAAAATCTTAAGTCAGGAAACTCTGTAGGTTTAACCCACTCTGTCTGTGCTTTAAATATCATTTGTAATCTCTTTCCTTAATCATTTCTAAATAATGTATAGCTTTATCTATGTCTTCTACTCCGCCTTTGTAAGAGTGTCTGCATATGTATTTTATAGCATTACCTTCTGCAAAAAGCAATTTATTCTTGTTTATAAACTCTGCCGGCTGTATTTCCATGTACATATAATGTGTACCGGACACTTGTTTCTTGTATGGATCGTCACTCATATTTTAAACTCCTATATATATTTTATTTAAAAAATAAAATGTTAACATTAATAATAAAAATAAATCTGCTGTTGGTTCATTAATCATATTTTAGTTCTTCTTTCCATTTTTTCTTATCTGTTCTCCATAAATCAAATTTAAGATGCAGTTTGTTTTTCCATTTCCAATTTTTAAATTTTTTCTCACTATTTATTTCTATCGCTTCTTGTCCTAACGAACTGTATCTAGAAAACCATTTTCTCTTTCTACAATGGTAAATAGTTTCGGTATTGCCTATATCTGTTCTATCGTCATACCATTCAAAAAAATATTCTTTATACTCATTTTCATAATCTGTCCAAGTTAAAAAAGATTTTTTAAATTTTTTAAAAGTTTTTTCAAACACACCTTTTCTTTTAGATTTATTTAATAATGGATTAAGTCTTTTAATAAGGTAGCCTTCTACTTCTTTTCTATAATCATCATTTTTAAAATTAAAAGATTTTATAAGTCTGTACTTTATATTTTTAACAACAGAATTTTTTTCTAAAGGCTTTAACATAATTTTGGTAGAAAGTTCTATTTCAAGTCTTTCATAAATTTCATTTCTTTCATGTGTTTTTTTTCTTTTTTCAAAATCTTTAGACTCACCAATATATAAAGCATTACATTTGTTTTTTTTATTTGTAAATTTTTTTTCTTTTTCACAAATAATATATACACACCTCATATCTTAAACTCCTTAGATTTGTTTTGTGATTTTATTAAATATAAATTTTTCATAGTTCTTGTAATACCTACATACCAAACACGATATTCTTCATCTTGTTTGTACACAGATTTTTTTGCTCCTTTCAATGTGTTTGCTGTGTGATTTAAAAACAAAACAACATTAGTTGCTTCACCACCTTTTGCACCATGTATGGTGGATACTTTTATTCTTGCTTCTTTTGTTGGATCTTCATTGTTAAGTAACAATAGTTTCATGTATGTTATCTGACTGTCAGATACATTGTTAAATGCATCATACCATTTTAATGATAGATTCATGGGACCTTTTATTCTTTCTTTAATTCTTTGTACTTGTATGTCAGGAAGAGTAATTTTTTTCTGTAATTGCGACCAGTATTGTATATCTTCATACAAACTTTTACCAACACTATTTCCTTGCGCTGTATTAAAAAATAAACCTTTCTTTTTTAAATAAGTTGGTATTGGTCTTAATAATGATTTAGTTCTAGTTAATATTAACCAATCACCTGTAGACATATCTATGTCTGATAATTTATATCTTTCATATATCTCACCAGATTCAGACTTTGGAAAATATTCTTTGTCAATCCTATTATCTTGTATTCTATTAATGACATCTAATGCAATTTTTTGTATACTACTTGGCACTCTTTCTGATTTTGTTAGAGGTATTTCTTTTGCATCATAATCAATAAAAGAATCAACATCTGCACCAGCCCAACCAAATATAGCTTGATCATCATCTCCTGCAATCCACACATCACATTTTGTATCTTCTTCTATTTTTTTAATCATAGACCACTGTATTAATGATAAATCCTGTGCCTCATCTACAAATATAACGTTAAACTCTGGAGTCTTACCCTTATCTAAAAACTTTTGTATCATGTCATTAAAATCAATTAAACCGTATATGTGTTTGTAATTAATAATTTCTTTGTCTATTGCATCAAGTTTATCTCTTTCTATTTTAGATAAATGTTCATTTAAATCTAATTGATCTAGTGTTTCTATTTGTTTTAC